TTATGTGATGTTAATCCAATTCCACCAGCATCTTTACTAATTAAAGCACATTCTTTTAATGTATTATAAATTCCATCAATACTATCATCTTCCATTTGAATTAAAAAACAACTACTTAATTGAGGACGAATTGTTCCACTATTAAATAAAGTTGGAGTAGCGTGTGTATATAATTTATCACTTAATATCTCATATGTTTCTTTAATACTTTGTTTAATTTCTTCATTACTAATTCTTTTCGTCTCGATATCGTGTAAATGAATTCCAATTGTTTCTCTCATTAATAAATGTTGAGGTCTTTCAACCACTCTTCCATTTTTTTTATATAAATAACTTCTTTCTAGAGTTTTATAACCAAATAAATCAAATTTATAATCCTTTTCATAATTAAATAATGAATTTACAAAGTCAATATTTTCTTTAACATACTTATAATATCTTGGGTCTATATATTCTTTCATATCTTCAATCACTTTAATGTAATCACTATCCGTATTTTTATGTAAATTACTAATTAATAAACGAGTGCTAAGAGTATCATAATCAATATGTTCGGTAATCATACTTGATGCCAAAGAAGCGGCAAATTCATCTAATTCTTTTGTTGAAATATTATCATAAATTCTCATACAAACCTTTTGTGAAAGAATTACAGGGTCAATATTTAAATCACTACATAAATTACCAATCCTTTTTAAAACTTTATCAAAAGACACATCTTCTAAATTTCCGTTTCTTTTCACAACTTTCATTTTGTTATTAAATAAATTTAATTATTTTTTTTAAATAAAAATAATTAATAAATCTAAAAGATTTATTAATTATTTTTTCTTCAACGAAAAATAAATTAGTGAAATTTATTTGTTTTGTTAAATAAAAATTCAACGAAAATATATGTTTTGTTAATTTTACGATTAACTACAAATAACCTTGTTATTTGTAGTTAACAATCTCAAATCACCAAAAAACAACATATAACGCCTACGGCGTTATATGTTGTTTTTTTTAAATAAAAATAAATTTTTTGTCAACAAAAATATTTGTTTTGTTAATTTTCTTCATTATTAATAAAACTAAAATTTTTTGTTTTCATATTTAATATAATATCATCACGATTTTCAAAATATATTCTTGTTGACATTGTTCTAATATAAAATATTTTCTCTTCACTTTTATTAATTTCTTTTATTTGTTTTTGTAATTGTTGTAATGTGCTTACTTTTTTGCCATTTATATGTGTAATTATATCTCCAGCAACTATATTCTTTGAATATTGTTTATTAGATTCACGTTCTATATAACTTATAAATAACACATTCTGTGTCCATCTATCTATATTTACATAATCTAAAAATTTAATAAATTGTGTTTCAAAATTCAAGAATAATCCATTTTCTACAATATACATAATATGATTTAAATTTAATTGTTGTATCAATACTCCATCTAAATTTATTAAATTTTTTTTATCTCTTTTAATCACACGATCATATTCATAACGAATTGGTAATAAATTCGTTATATCCATTATCACATATCTACTCAATAATGGATCTAAAATATATCTTTCACTTACATAATTATTATTAACACCATTATTTGGTTTTAGAATTCTAATTGGTATTACATTTGATTCTAGATCAATTGTTGAAAAATTATTTAGTATACTATCAAAAGGCACTTTTCTATTCGCATTATTATCTTTGTAACATAAACCTAATCTATTAATTTTATAATCTCCAATAGATGTTATAATATCACCTTCTTTTATATTTCTAATTAATTTAATTGTTTCTGTTATATCAGTATTTAAAGAATTATTATCTTCATATAATTTTTTTAACATAGTTCTTTTAAATGAACTATGAACCATATCATATGGTTGTAAACTACTAAATTTATCAATATCAATTACTTTTGTCACGATTACACCACCTTCTATTTCACTATTAAATCTAATTAATTCATCTGGAATTGCTGTTGTTTCAAAATGAAAATATTTTGGTATTATAAATTTATTTAATAATTTAAATGCTTTTTCGTCTACTATTCCATCTACAATTCGATAATAAAATAAATTTTTAAAATAATTTATTTGTGAAGCAAATCCTATATTATTTGCGGAACGCATTACTGCAGTATTAATACCAATTATCATTCCTTTATCATTAAATAGGGGACCACCACTATTACCTGGATTAATTGGAGCATCAATTTGAATTTTATCATCTTGAAAACCTGATACAATTCCAGCAGTTATTTTCAAATTATCTGAACCCAATGGATATCCATATGTATATACCATATCATTCATTCTCACAAAATCTGAATTATCTAATTCAAAAAAATGTTTTGAATTTACATTTTTAACATTTAATAATACAATATCCAAATTCTCACAAAATGAAACTATTCTTGCATTATATCTCCTGTCATTTATCTTTATTTCTATTTTAATTGCATTTTTAACGACATGATAACAAGATACAAGATAATTTGATGATATAAAAAATGCTGTTCCACTAACTACATTTTTTTCACCCTCAAAGAAAGGATTAAAAATATCATAATTCATAATAGTAGCATTTATTCTCACTATTCCTTCTAAATGTTTTTCTAAATTATTAATTGCCTTCTCTTTATTCTGATAAAAGTTTTTCACATTTTGTGTTTTTTCTTTATTCTCTTTTTTATTATTTTTATTTATACTAATATTTCCAATCAATAATTTCATTTGATTTTTAATTTCATTTTTATTTTTTTCTCTAAATTCTTGTATTTGTTTATTTGTATAATGTTTATTTACTTTTCTAATAACTTCTTTTTCTAATGGAATATTTATATTATTTGCCATAATTTCATCATCTGTTTTTAATTCTTTTTTTAATTCATTTAGATTATATAAATTTTCATCTAGATGATTATTCGATGACACATTACCCATTTATTTTATATAATATATTATATAAAAATGTTTATTGATAATTTAAATCAATTACCTTATACACCACCTTCTTATTTTGAAGAAATATGTCGTAATAAAGCAAATTACACAAAATTAAGTGACCCTAATTTTTATAATTGTTCTGTTGACCCTTATTATGATGAACGACTTAAATTATACAAAGGATATTACGATAAATATCAAAAAATGAATAATAATAATCTTAGTTTTGATGAAAGAAAACAAATAATGAGAAAAATATTACACGATGGATATAATGAATATGAAAAACAATATGGACATTTGCCATATGCTTACTTTGATACATTTAGACAAAAAGTTTATAAAGAAGTTCAAAAAGATTTAGAATTAAACATTAAAGATTGTCGTCAAACAGAACATTTACAAAATTTTATCGATAATTTTAAACAAACTAATTATTTAATTGACCCTTATTATAGTTTTATTACTTTAATTGATTGGATTACACAAGAATTGATATCTGATAAATCATTATCTGATTCTTATGTATTATGTTTTATACAATATTTAATTGATAGAGGTTATATAGGATTTAATCAATATCGTTTTTATTTACACACTGCGATATTAAAAAGAAAAAGAGATAATTTTATGATAGAATTATTAAATAAATATAAATATTTTGAAAAAAGTTTACAACAAGAATTTACTTTTAAAAATGGATTATATAGATGTTTAATCAAAGATTTAGGAAAATTCGCAATTATTAATAATAGTTATAAAATAATAAAATTATTTGTTGAAAAATGTAATTTAAATATAAAACAAGATATTCCACCAAAATTAATTAAAAATCTTTGTAGTGATTTAAAATACCAATCTGCGAATACAAATATTATTAATTATCTATATCAATTAAATATTGGATGTTAAATTAAATATTAATTTACATCGAAACCAATAATCTTTATCTTTAATTCTATCACGATTATAACAATTTTTATTAATATTTTCTTTTTGTTTATATTTTAAAACTGGAACCAAATATTCATAAATAAAATTATCATAAGTATCATAAAATATATAATCTTTTAACATTTTTTTTAATATTTGTTTTGAATGTTGATTATTTACTTGATAATTATTTAAATAAATCATTTCATCTGTTTTATTCATTGTGTGTCTTTGATAAAATATATTAAATAAAATATCTTCATATTTATTTTGGTCTAATTGTAATTCCAAAGATTTATTTTTTAAAGGATAATATATTGGTGATTGATTTACATAACGATATTTATCTAAATATTAATCAATATTTTTATTTAAAGCAATATATATCATTATATTTTGTATATCTTTTTTTACAATTGGATCTGAATTTATTTTAGCAATTTCAGTAACATTTTTGTTACCTGAACTAGGCAAGGGTATTATATTTAATTTATTTTGTTTATATTTTCTTGAATATATTTTATATTTTAATTTTGTAAAGAAATCTAGTATATTTGGATTACATTTTTTGTATAATTTTAATTCATTTATTTCATTTGAATGTAAATATTCTATATTTTTTACTAAAAACTCACTTTCTTTTTCTAATAACATTAATTTTTTATTACAAAAAAATGGAAATAAAACATTTTTATCAAATTTTATCTCTTTGATTGGAATACATAAATGATATATTTTAGCAATATCATTTTTATTATATGTATGTTTTATATTGTATTGTTCTAATAATTTTATAAAATTATTTTCAAATATTTCGAAATGATTTGTATTCCAAAGTTGATAATATTTTGATTCTAATTCTTTATTTGTTATATTTCCTGAGAATTTGATTTTACCACAGGTATTACTTTGATTATTAGAAATACATCTACATTTCGTAATTAATATATATTTTTTATTGTTATGTAAAAAATTAGTGATATAACATTCAATAATAAATTTTTTATTAAAATTATTATCAATAATACATTGATTCATAAATTTTGTTTCTTTATTCGATAAATTATCAATATTTTTAGAATTATACTTGTAAGTATCTTCAAAGTAATTTATTTGATACCAATCATTATGAATAAAAAATTTATTACCATTCACTATTTCAATCCAATTATATGTTATATTCATATTTTATATAACATATATTTATTAATTAAATAAAATGAAGTAAAATTTATTTTTCTTTAATAAAATGATTTTCATCATCAAGATAACCATATTGACTACCAATCATTGTTTCACTAATCATATGAAAAATATATTTTGTTTTTTTATTCATATAAAAATCTTTAGGTAATCCATTAAATGTTAATTCAATCTTTTCATACAAACTAGGATTAATTTTGACACCTTTGACAATTTTTTTCTTTTTTTCTACTTTTGGTAATTCTACAATAACTTTTACAATTTCTATTACTTGTTGTGGTTCTTCAACTTTATCTACTTCAATTACTTGTTGTGGTTCTTCAACTTTTACAATTTCTATTACTTGTTGTGGTTCTTTTTGTTCATTATCTTCTTTTTTTTTTTTAACAACTCTTTTGGTTGTTTTTTTAACAGGTGTTGTTTCTAATACTTGTTTTTCTTCAACAATAGGAATTTGTTCAATAATTTGTTTTTCTTCAACAATAGGAACATTTTCAATAAAATTTTGGTTATTCACTAGTTCTTCTTTAATTATTACTTTAGGTGTTTCAACAATATTTTCAATAGCATTTGTGGATTTTGATTTATTAGTGTAAAATGCTAATCTTTTTTCTAGAATTTGAATAGTATTTTTTTTTTCTTCTAATTGTTTTTCAATATTGGATATAAAAGATATTTTGGAATAACTTTGTTTATCAACTTTCGCATTTTCTTCTAATTCTTTAATTTTTATTAGATATTCAGTTTCTTTATTCGAATAATTAATTAATTCATTTTGTTGAATTTTTACTTTTTCAATTAATTCATTATTATTTTTCTTTAATTCATTAATTAAAGAATTATTTTCTTCAATTGTTTTTAAATATTGAATTTTAAAAGATTGGAAAGTATTTTCAAACTGGTTTATATCCATATTTTATTTGTAATTAAATTATTTTTTTATTTTAAATTTAAGAATTATTCAATTTAATTCGTAATTATTTGTTAAAAAATCTACAAAAAAAGAATTTACGCTTATGGCGTTAATTCTTTTTTTATTATATAATATATATATTATAATAAATGGCATATATGGAATGTTATAATCCTTATAATTTAAGTATTAAATTAACAATACAAGTAATAGATTATTATCCTGAAAGAACAAATTTTATAAATAGCATTCCAAATGTAATAGGACAAACATTTGTTGGTGCAATCAATTATGACACAGATTGTCGTATAAAAAATGGTAATAATCCTAATTTTGTAGGATTATTAACAAGTTTTGGAAATGTTGATAATGAGATAACAGTTCCAGCATTTTTAAATTATACACCACCAAATTCGACAGATACAGAGATGTATTTTCAAACAATAGAAACAAATGCTTTTGCTGAAGTTATATTAAGAGTATATTTTTGTAAATTTTATTATAATGTTTCAGGTTCAAATTTAACTTTATTAAATATTTATATTAAAAGATATTTATTTGTAATAAAACCAAATCAAGAATGTTTATATCAAAAAAATAGTATTCCTGTTTGTTTAAATCAAGCAAATATAACACAAGCATTATTTATTACATATCCTGATACATTATTGCCATTTAGTATTAAAATATATAATTTTGAATATGGATTAAATCAAATTGTATTAGATGGATTAACAGGTATACCAGTTAATGATAATATTATTGTTAATAATTATGTAATGAGTTTTGTTAATTCTCTAAATTAAATATAAAAATTATCTAAATGTTAATTAATAGTCGTTATAAAAAATAAAAAAAAATAATATATATATATATAGTGAAAAATGGGTAAAAAAAAATGTGTGCCTTGTGCGCCAATTAATTGTAATCCACAATCTTATTATTGCACTTATCCAAATAATACTTTATGTACTAATATTACAAGTAATATTTATATAACAATAACAGATTTCTCAACTGAGATTAATGGTAATCATTTTATAATTGATAGTCAGAAAAATATTTTACCAACTGGATTACCACCAGGAACTACTGCAAATTATAATATATACACATCTAGTGTAGGAATTTATGTGAATGGTTGTCCTGGTTCTACATTAGATAGTTTTTTTATTAATTATAATAACTATACAAGTGATCTATTTACTATGGCTACAATACCATATGGAAATCCTAATAACTTTTTAGGAAATTCATTGCCATATTATTCTTTTGGAGGAACAGGATTAACAAATTCAGGTGGTATTATTGTTAGGTCAAA